CCATTTGTAATTGTAGTGCCGGCGCCCTCGGCGAAATAAGAACCTGCTAACAACGCAATATTACCCGCAACTGGTGCGCTGGCAAGTTCATCTTGTAGGTTAATAGTTGTGCTTAACACGGCCGCGTACTCTGTGGATAAGATGCCGCCTTCCATTTGAATTATGTCGCTGCCGTTTGTTCCATTATTAGTAGTTGAGTTAGTAATGTTAATGGTTACTGCGTCAAGCAACAATAAATTTCCAGTGCAGTATATAATTGGGCGGGTTAAGCCAGTATCCCATGTGCAAGTAATTGTTGAGTTTTGTATTACTGAACCTGACCAGCCCCACGTCGCGTCCGAGTTCCCGCCAAAGAATAGGCGGCCCGTTGTATTCCAAGCAACAGTGTCGAGATAAAAGTTACCAGTCTGGGTGTTTCCAAGTGCTGCAATGCCAGGGAGACCAGTGTTAACAGTCATATTATACAACTGAACATACTGATTATTTCCGGTAGCGATACGATCAAAGTTTAAAACTGTAGTACCTATACCAGCACCGTAAACTGTAAAGTAATGCGCATTTGCTGGTGGTACGAGCTCCCCAACAGTGGTGTATGTTCCAGCTGCTACTTCAAGCTCAAGGTTGTGTATACCAACGTATGTTGTTTCTGCATACGTAAGTGCATTTTCAATTGTATCAAATGGGTCAGATGCACCTTCAGGGTCAACCGGATTAGCAACTCCAAGCGCACCGTCAACAAAAATATAGACATATCTTTTTGAACGTGTGTTCAAACCAATTACACGTCCTGATGCAGTTATAGCACCAGTAACTGCTAATGTGGTACCATCCCACGTTAGAGTTGCATCACCTTCAATTGTTCCATCGCCTGTCCATATACCAACTTGATTATCGACAGGTGTACCAATTTTAGTTACATCACCACCGCCTGCTCCTGTCGTCACCGATATAGTTGCCACGCCGCCGACGTCTGTAACAGAAACACTGCTACCAACAAAATTAAGGGTGCTTGCTCCTACAACTAATGTTGATCCTTCATCTTGAACATCTGGGCGTACCCCAGTGACAATGCCATTTTCAATATCTGCAATTACTTTTTGGACGTTTTTTACGTTGGTGCCTAGTCTTGTTGTTACTAGTCCTGCTGAAGGTCCATTTGCTACTGATAGTGCTGAGTCATTGGCAATCGCCGCAAGAACTGTCCCATCTACATCAACCTGGTTAAGTAGGTCAATTAATTGGTTAATTGTGTTTACTGCCATTATGCTACCGCTCCAATGCTACCTGTTGCATACCAGGTGTCTGTGGCAACTTTATATAGACGAACTTCGTCCCATTGTCCGGTAAGTGCACCGCTGCCAGTCACTATACCATTAAGAGTAACAGCCGCTCCAGCAGTAATACTAGTTGCGCCTGCGCCAATTTGAAGAACACGAATTTCTGTTCCAATTGGGAATGCCGTTGTTGAATTAGGTGGAATGGTGAGCACATTTGCCGCAGCATTATTCATTGTTACAATGCGTCCGCGATCTGTTAGTGCCGCTGTATATGTTAATCCTATTTGTGGGTTGAATGTCCAGTTACTTAGAACCTCACCACTTGCATCAATACCACCAGTTACGTTAAGGACGCTACCATCCCAAAGCATTTCAGGCGCGCCGTCAATTGTTCCATCTGCTGTCCAAAACGCTAACTCGGTATTTGCAACTGTGTTAAGCTTCTTAATATCTGTGCCCTGGTAAACATAATAAGTGTTTTGTGTGCCAGAGAAAAATAAGACTGCAAAGGTATCATATGGTGTTGGGCAGATTTCAATTAGTGATTCATTGCCGCCTGCTTCTGGTATTCCATTAATTGTTACTGATGATACACCTTTAATTTGCATTGTTTGATTCGCAACCTTCATAAAAGTTGCTACCAATCTAGGTGAGCTCTCAAGTGATGTAGACAGTGGTACTGACCAAGTCACTGTTGCTGCGGCACCCTCGTTGGTAATATATGAAAAGTTATCTGATGCTGTTAATGTGCGGTCAACTGCGTCATCTGTGACGTCATTGTTTCTAATTTCAATTTGGGCTTCACCAGCAGTTGGGTTAGTAACTTGTAGTCCATCACCAGTTCTAACTGTAAGGGTGGTTGCAGTATAACCTGCTGTTGTGCCGCCAACGTTTTCATTACCAACAATCAATGCATCAATTGCAGAGACTGGAATGCCGTCAAGTTTTGCGCCGTCGGCTGAAACGTTTCTTCCATCTACATTTCCTGTAACAGCAATATTGCCTGTAATTGAAAATGTAGTGTTGTCCCACGTTAATCCACTATATCCACGTAACGTTGTACCATCAACCCAAACGGCCAATTCAGATACTGCTGGAGCAAGGGTTGCAGAAAGTGCACCAGCATCAATATAAGTCATATCAACCCATATTGCGGTGCCTGTACTTGCATCAACACAAACATAAGCTTTATTGGTTGATTCATTAACCCAAATATCGCCTATACCAAATGTACCATTTCCAGCTGTATCAACGCCGTCGTCATTTGCTGTTGGTGCCTGTACATACCCTGTTGAGCGAAAAGTGACACTATCCGCAATATTATTCATTTGTGTCCGCATGTCGCTGGCACTAATATCACCAGTAGTGTTGTCTGCAAACAACGTTGTAGTGTTTGATTTGAGTGTGGTACGGTCAATTTGTGTCATTTTTTAATCCTGTTACTGTATTTATATCATTTGAATCATTAAGCCGCACCCTAGCGATTCTTTACAACCCAGCTCTCCACATCTCCCCGGCCATAAAGGTTTGGGCATTGGCTGCGACGGTAAAGGTGAGACTAGCATTGAATGCTTCTACGCGATATTTATGCCCAGCTACTAACGTCCGCATGCCTGTAGATACATTGCCGCCGCGGCTGAGGCCGCGATCGTTCTGCGTTATGCTAGAATACGAGCTGCCGCCGTCTGTAGATACCGACATAAATATTGTCATATCTCTGCCCACATCTCCATCATGGTCAATTCCTCCGTAAAATATACCGGACCCTCCACTAAGAAATCCTGGTACTGTATAAACACTAGCGGAAAACCCAGCTGTTGTATCAAATTGTACAGTATTAAGATTTGTTAGGGGTTGTGTCACAGCGCCGCCGCTGGCAATTAATTGTGTACTATTAGCAATTGCTCGGAAGTAACCTGTATTTTCCCAAGTTTGGTTAAGTAGGCGACCAGTAAAGAACGATCTTTCACTATCTTGGACTGTCTGGTTAGTGTTGCTGCTTACTTGAACTCGATATTTGTGTCCAGTAACTAGAAGTCTAGGTCCTGACTCTAACCACATATTTTGTGAGGTTGATATGTTTGTCTGCTGGTCGAGGTTGTAAACACTTCCACCATCGGTGGAAAGTTGAAGTGATACATAGCCAATCGGGCTGCCGCCTAATCTTATTCCTATAGAAAAGGTGGCGTATTGTCCATTCCAGTTTGCTGGTACTGTAAAGACGCCGCCCGATACAACATTAAAAAGTTCATCGATCTCTCTTTGAAAAGTAATGGTTTCGATAACGCCGCCTGTAACTGATTGGCCTGTAGATTCTACTCTAAATTGTGTCATGGTAGTGTGTATCCTGAAAAATATGTGTTTGGTTGGCTTGCGTCAATTTCTGCACTGTTAGAGTGCATGAATATTGCATATCTGTATACTTCACCTACAGCAACTGGTACTGGTCCACTTGTTCCAGTCCAATAATCATCGATTGTACTATTTCCAGTTATCGTCGTAAAGTTAGTTCCGCCGTCAGTTGAGCGTTGTATTTGCAGTTCCATGTTGTCATTTGCTAATGCTTCAACACCAACATTAAAGACCATGTATGTGCCATCTCGTCCAGGGGGAACAGTAAATCGATTAGCTGCAAATGCTCCTGCTGTATCAAATTGTACGGTCGTAAATGTCACTTCAGTTGTTGTGCCAGTGCCGCCTGTTGTTTGTGTACCGGAATCTCTTATTGCTCTAAATGCTAAGAAGGTGTCAACTGGTGGTCCAGTTGACACTGTTTTAAATGTTATTTCTCGATTGAAGGTTGCGTTCGAAGTGTTACCTGATACCCCAAGCAACTGCCAATATATGTAGCCAGTGTCATCTGCTGGAGTGAGTGTTGTAGCAGTTACACCAGAGAAACCTCCCAATGTAAAGTCACCAGACATGTCAACCCATGTAGATGCATCGTTTGATGCCTGCCACTTCCAAACACCCAAGCCTGAGGCACCAAACTGATGCCACGAAATCTCATCTATAAACTGCGGAGCATTCATCTGAAACCGTACATAATTACCGGCGACTGCATAGGTACCGCTGAACCACCATGAGTCATCAGCGTCAATACCGATGAGACCGTCAACCGCATTACTAAGTGGCCCAGTAATGATCATGTTAGTGGTACCTGTTATGATTGAAGTTCGATCACCTTGACCGTATTCATTCGTGTAAGCTGTTGTTGGAAGAACAGGGGCCGTCCCTGATCCTGATATAATGCCCGAGCGACGGAGAAATGATTTACGCATGATATAGATACACCTTTATCATATTTATACTCATATTATGCCGGACGCATTTCCGCTATCATATATGTCAACTGGACGTGACGATGCAGTGCCTCCATCAATAATATCTGCTGGACGGAACGAGGCTGAGCCCCCATCACCAGGGCCGTTATCAGGTGGCGGCAAGTATAGCTCGCCAGCGAAAAAAGTCTCGTCGGTTGCGGATGTCGTATATCCGCCAGTGCTAGTGTAGGTTGAGGCTTGAAATTGATGGCCAGTTGTTAGGGGGAAAGGGCCTGTAGATCCTGTTACAGATGATCCGCTATTTGCATTCTTAGTTAATAATGTATTCCATACTGACCCGCCGTCTGTAGATACCGATATATAGATAGAAATAGTTTCAAGAATGCCCGGGGGACTATTAGCAACTCCTGCTGTGAAAACCCCGTAACCACCATTTAAATCAGCAGGTACAGTGTAAATGTTAGCGGCAAAATTTGCTCCATTGTCAAAGTCCTCTGCACCAAATACAAGTTGTGTCGTGTTCGCGCCACCGTTTGGAATTGCCTGGCCAACTGAAGAGTGGGCACGAAAATGTTCTTGCACCTGTGGACTGGCAATCGCAATAACACGTCCTGAGAAAAACGTGCGATCTTGGTCTTCTATAGATGCAAGGCTTTCGGAAAAATACGTTACCCTGTAAATATCACCAGTGTTGAGAAGAACAGGTCCCGATTGCACTGCAAGGACATTAACTGTGTCAAATGATTTTCGTGCTATAGTAGTCCAAGCACCGCCACCGTTTGTTGACACTTGGATATCCATATACCCTGTCTCGGTGTTGGCGGTGCGGAACCCAGTGTAGAATTCGCCGTAATCACCGTTCCAGCTGGCTGGCACTGTGCATCTGTTACTTGCAAAAACTCCGTCCGTATCTGCGTCTACTGTCCCAAAGTTCAGTTCCGTTAACGTGTTTGCGGTTATTGCTTGGGTTGTTGATGTTGTTGCTCTAAATTGTGTCATGACGTACTCACATATCCACTAAAGAATGTTAAACTCGTGTTTTGCATTACAGGGTCGCTGCCGATAATACCGCTCTCTTTTGAGAAGCTCATTCGGTAAATATCACCTGTATTCGCTAATAATGGGCCGCTGGCATAATTGTCCCATTCGTTGGCATCATCACCGTTGCCAGATACAGTAGTCCAAGCACCGCCTCCGTTTGTTGAAACCTCAAGGTATATTCTTGAATGGCTTGGAACGAGGACTTCCATCCCTGCTACAAAATTAATATAACTACCATTAATTGCTGCAGGCACAGTAAATCTATTATTAGCGAATGCGTCAAGTGTATCAAATATTTCTAAGTCAAAAACAATTTCCTCAATAAATGTCTGAGAAATATCAAGCGTCTGTGATGTTGCGCTCTTCTCAGCGCGGAAGCCTATAAAGGCTGGAAGAGGGGCAGTGAAGTAATAATCATCTAGCGCGGTGGAAACGTCCGCCACTTGCTGGGCAGTGAGAACTTGGTTCCACATGAGAATTTGTCCAACAGTTCCGCCGTTTGCATTGCCCCATGATCTGCTAGTGCTAAAATCATCCGCAAAAAGAGTATTCAATGCATTTCCAGTTGTAGTGTCGTTGCGGGCGCCGATTGTTGTTTTTAACAGAGGCAAAACTGTAGATTGGGTGGGGACGTCTATGCCGTCTAAAATTGGAATGCCCGGTTGATTGAGAAAGAGACTACCCTGTCCAGTATCTCCTACTAGGCCACTGTAGGCTGTGTTTCCGTCAACTAGTCCGGCATAACTTGAAAATGTTGTGTCAGTGCCGTCACCATATGTAGCAATCGTAATCCATGCATTAGGGACCAATGGCGCGAATGTAAGTTCGGACCCTACAGCTGGCTTGAAGACTGTTCTACTGCCCCATGTAACATCGGTTACGGCAGTAGATTTTGTTGTTCCTGCCACAGCGTCATATTCGGCGCCGCCTGTGCCTAGGTTTGTAATAGTTGCAATCTCGCTTCCTGTTCCATAAGTTACATACTCAGGATTATACCAAATTACCGGGTCAGGTACGCCAGCAGGTATAGCGAACGTGCCAGCTGGTGCCACCCATGGTGCATTGATATCGTACCGGTGTACGTCAATGTCCCAATTAGTAATGCTTGAACCTGTATTGGAGCAATATCGAATATGTGTCACTTCTCCAGTATTAATAGTGTCTATGCCTGCAAAATTAAAAGCGTCTGTACCTTGCGAGCCCATGCCTATCTGCGTCACGTGGGCGCCGGCTTGCAAGCCAATAAACGTATTGGTACTTTCTTCACCTGCCCGAAATCCGTTATCAGCAGCATTAAAGCCTTGCCCAGCTTCATCATGGAAGGTCCATTCTACTGCCACTGTCTCGTATACAGATCCACCGTCGTATGAGACTTCAACATCTACCGCGTTCCCAGATGACAGTGTGATTCCTGCATTTGAAATCTCCATCCTGTCAGCACCTTCGACCGGTATTACAACTTTGGATACTGACCCTGATCCAGAAAACTTTTCATGGGTTGCCGCAAACGCTCGCAACCTTTCTGTAGTCATAAGTCCTTGATCAAACGGTAAACCGCCATTGAGGTTGGAATACCAAAGATGCGTAAAGTTAAGAGGTCCGGACTGTTGGTGCCGGGAGTTTACACTTGCTGTGTTAGATACAATTGCGCAACTATGTAATATGGCATCTGCAACATTTAAGTTAGAGTGTCTAAGCACGCCCCAGTGTGGGCTGGCGCTAAAGCTAAAATTAACCCCAGTTTGTCCTAAATTAGTAAGCCGTCCCTGTACAGTGGCGGAAACGTCATAAATCAACAGGGACCCAGCGCCAAACGTTGTGGTAGGTGCGCCGTTGTTGTCACTGGGTGTAAATTGGAATCTTCCGCCCGGGCTACTGTTAACGTTTTGGTAAGTTGTGTTTACAAAGTGTGAGTCTCCCATATCTTGGTACGTAGGAGCAGACACTGCAAAGTTAATGGCAGTCTCTGTTATACGCTCTTCGTATAGTATCTTAATGACCTGCATTTTGCCTACGCCTTGAATGTTGGCAAGCTTCATGACACGAACTGTTAAAATCTCTGTGGTGCTGTTTACAATTGCTGCGGTCTGATCGCCAATTCCTGCTGATTGATATGCTGAAGCATACACACCTGCGCTAAAACCTGTGAAGATATAAGAGTTAAAACCGACAGCGGTGGTGCCCGAAGTCATAATAAATTCAGAGCGTCCTGTTCCTGCTATACCATCACCTGACGCATTCCACTGCCACTGATTATAGTCGGACGCACCGTTTATAATACCGCCTGCGTCAAAAAAGTTGCCTTCAAGGAATGTTGACGTTACATAGGACAATGACGAACGCCACCCATCAAAGAACTGCACATATAGCTCATGGCAATCAGTTACATCAATGTCAAGATCATCTTGCGTAGCAGTGGAAAGGTCCACTGTGTAGGCTGTTACCCTGCCTAGTTGCTCAGGACCCGCGCCTGCGCGACGACGTCCACTTGAACCTATAAATGCTCCTAGTAAACTCATATTATGATTTGCCTGCCATTATAGTAAAGTAATCACCGGCAGTGCTGTTGCACCAAGTGCTGCTTTGGCGCCAAATATCGCCGCGGCACTCTGCGTTACTCCGGAAGTAATAGACTGGATCTCGCCAGTATTAGCCGGCGATGGTACTCCGGCTGCGTCCGTTAATGCGCCGCCCGCTGCTAAGGCAGGTGCCCCAACTGTAGCTAGAGAATATGCAGTGCCGGCGGTTGGACTTGTAATTAATGCACCTGCTGATAAGGATGAACCATCTTTATTAAAATGCATGAGAAGTCCGTTTACCCCGTTGTTGTCATCGTGTAGATATGCGATCGCAACAGCGTCAGTTCCAATTGAAATTCTAGGGCCCCTGTGCGAATATGTTTGATGATCATAATCAATACGGATTGAACCAGTTCCAAGTGGTGACAAAGTATATTCATGATAATATTGTATACTGAAGCTTAAATCCATTACCATCAAATATGGGGTAGTTGCTTGCAGTCCGCCGCTAGCATTGATACTACCAAATACATATACCAAATCAGTTGCTGGGTCTATCTTTACGTCATAAATTCTACTATGGAAGGGTGTGACGGCAGTACCTACTGTTCTATTTTCAATCTCCGCGCCGGTGCTAGCGTTAAGTTTCACAAGCATTGATTGGCGATCGTCGAGGACTGAGAAGGAATAACCGTGTATTAACGTGGACCCATCTGCTGAGATACCTAAGCCGGCAACTTCCGCAGCGCCTAAGAGCTCCGGATTAGCTGCTGAATGATAGTAATTTTCCCAAATTGGTGCGCCACTTGCGCCATTTAACTTAACTGTTACAACATTATCTCTTTGAATCAATAGCCATTGCGCATAAACATTTCCTGCGCCGTCGGTTATCATATCGCCCTTCATTACATATTCGCCGCTAGCATCGTCTGTGTTACGCCATGCCTGTTCCCATATTAAACTTCCAGCAGCATTGTATTTTGCTATATACGTGTTTGTTGCGCTTTGCTGCATAGAAACATCTAGTCGACCAGCAAACATTACAAATGCAGCGCCGTTTATGTCAACTGCTAAACTACCAAAGAAGTAAAACTCACCACTAGGATCTGCAAATGTTCTTTGCCATAATATGTCACCTGCGGAATCGAATTTTATCAGTGTCATTGTGTATGCTCCAAAGACGCCCGAGCCACCTGGGGTGGCTGCGCCCGGATCACTTACACATACAAATACATTTCCACTAGGATCTGTCTTAATATCAGAGACTCTAAGACCTTCAAAGCCGGCAAACGATCCAGCGCCCGAACCTGCTGCGCCGCTTACATTAGGATAACTGTAACGCCATGTTATAGTACCATCTGCTGCATATTTTGTCAACGATATATCATCGAGACCAGTTAGTGTTGAGTTTGCAGCAACATAAACATTTCCTGATGAGTCCATTGCTGTCATGTCAGCAACCATATCACCAACGTAACCAGGTTGTTCTACAATAGACATAAAGTCTGTTACTGCTGAAGGCGCGGCAGGTGCATCATAGCCGATACCGCTTACAACGCCGCCGGTTGTGTATGCAGTGTAACCAGTTGAGTCAATGCCAGTGAGTTGGAAGTCTGTTCCATCAACAATGCTACAAGTGTAGTCGCCGTCGGTAATTTCAACCATACCGCTCACACCAGTAATAGTAATCGTTTCACCTTCAATCATGTCAGCAGTTGAGCCAATAGTAACAACTGCCGGGTTAGCTTGTGTAATTGCGCTAATTGATTGCGTAGGAATAACTTTATATACCTCGCCGGAGAAGAAGGTTCTTTCGCTGCCCTCTTGTGGATAGCCGCCCGCCGATCCGCTAAAAGCTTCCAGCCGGTATTTTTCGCCGGTTGCGAGTGCAACAGGACCAGTCGAAGCAGTAACAGCTTCACCACCATTAGCGAGCTTAGTGAACAGGACCTCAGGATATGTGCTGCCACCATCTGTTGATTTTGTGACATATATTGCTATATCGTCAGCGACACCAGCAGTTGAAGAAATTCCACCTGTAAAAATCCCGTGCCCACCATTTAATGGAACAGGCACCTTATAAGCGCCACCAGTTAAATTAACGCCTGTATCGAATACTGTTGTATCTATTGCAACTGGAGTTCGAATTGATTCAGGGATAGCTTGTCCGCTTGAAGCGTATGCGCGAAAGTATGACTGCGAGTCGATACCACCAATATTATGTATGCGACCTGAAAAAAACGAACGGGTGGAAAAATCCACAGACGATCCAGTGCCAGCGAACATAACTACCCTGTAAATATCGCTAGTGTTCATTAGACGAGCGCCAGTTTGCACTGCGCAAATAGAAGTTCCTTCGTAATCCTGTCGGGCTATTGTAGTCCATGCGCCGCCGCCGTTCGTTGAAACTTGAATTCCTAAGTACCCGTTTTCAGGCGTCTGTAAATCTAAGCCCGCGTAGAGCTCTCCGTATGTTCCGTTCCATCCAGCAGGAACAGTACAACGATTAGACGCAAAAACCGAATCAGTATCAAATAACTCTGTACCAAAATTTACTTCTGTTAAAGTCTGTATAGTCACAGCCTGGGTTGTTGATGTTGTTGCTCTAAATTCTGTCATGATGTCCTTATATACCCGCTAAAAAAGGTTAAATCTGTGTTTTGTATTGTGGCACCCGCGCCGCCAGTATCGTCGTCTGAGTAGCTAATCCGGTAAATGTGACCAGTTGTGCACAGTATTGGACCGCTAGTCAGGTTTAAAAAGATATTGCTACTGTCTGCATTTGCTGCTACTTCTGTCCAACCAGTTCCGCCGTCTGTTGAACGCTCAAGATATATACGATGGAATTCGTTACTCGAAGTCTGACATCCAGCAGTGAAATTAATATAACTACCATCAATTGCTACAGGCACTGTGAATCTGTTAGCAGCAAATGCGTTCAGTGTGTCAAATATCTCTGAGTCAAACACAATTTCCTGCGGGTTGGTACTAGGATTGAGAATTATTTGCGTTGATGCACTCTTAACTGCGCGGAACGCGGCATCAGTTCCAAGCGTTGGTGGTGCTGGTGCTACTATAGTATATGCCTCGCCAGAAAAGAAAGTTCTAGTAGCATTTGCTAGTGTAAATCCGCCTGAGTTGGTGTATACTTCTACCCTAAATTTGTCGCCTTCTGCTAGCAGCAAAGGTCCAGTTGACATAGTTACGCCTTCAGCAAATATGCCAGACTTTGTTGTTACAAGATCAGTATAGTTGCTGCCGCCGTCTGTTGAACGAGTGATATATAGTGAAAGATTCTCACCGCTAAATCCGTCGTCGTTTGCTATGCCAGCTGAAAATAATCCGCTTCCGCCTGACAGGGCCGGTGGAACAGTATAAACTCCCGACACAAGGTCTGCCCCAGTGTCAAACTCCTCTGTTGTAAGAGTTGTAATAGGTGTTAATGTTGTGTTTGCAATAACCTGGGTGCTTGCTGCCCGTGCGCGGAAGTGCTCTTGCGCCACAAGCGGTACTACTCCAAGCACACGACCTGAGAAATAGGTACGAGTATTGTTCTCTATTGTGACAGCGGACGTAGTGTATATAACCGTTCTGTAAATATCGTTTATGTTTAGAAAAACTGGACCTGTTTGAACACAAGCAACAGTTGCAGTATCGAAGCTAGACCGAACAACTGGTGTCCAACCAGTTCCGCCGTCTGTTGACACCTGTATCTCTATGTAACCATCTATGCTCGCGTTAAACCTGCATGCCGCGTAAAACTCTCCCATCAGCCCGTTCCAGGTGCCTGAGATTGTGCATCTGTTACTTGCGAAAACCAAATCAGTATCCATTATTTCTGTACCAAAATTTACTTCTGTTACAGTAGTAATGGATATGGCTTGTGTCGCGGCAGCAACACCTCGAAATTCTGTCATATTGTGTCCCGACTAACGAATATTTTTGTAATGTCGTCTATTATATTTATTAGGTGGTATTCTCTACATTGTGTCATGAGTTACTTACATACCCACTAAAGAATGTTTGTGTAGTATTGTTAATAACGGCGTTGATGCCTGAAATAAGTTCATACCTAACCCTAAACACGTCGCCTGTATTAGCAAGCCACGGACCAGACGTTGCCACTATATATTGGCTAGTTTCTTCACCTGATGTAGCTATTTCAGTCCATGCTCCACCACCGTTTGTTGATACTTCAATATAGATGTTGTGGCGTTCCCCACTTACTGTCTCAGCACTGGCTACAAAATTAATATAACTGCCATTGATTATCGCCGGAATTGTGTACCTGTTAATGTCAAATCCACCAACAGTATCAAAGACCTCATTATCAAAAACAACTTCTTGATTATTGTCGCCCACTCGGACAACGGTTTGTGTAGTTGCACTCTTAGTAGCTCTAAAGGATGGAATTCCAGGAATGTCTAGTGCTGCAGGTTGCACAATGCCGCCAAGGTTCCAAGCAGAACCTGCTAGTATTACTTCATCGATCCAACCGTTAAAGTGGGTGAAGTCCACGCCGTATGTTCCTATGTCTGTCTCAGTGCCTATTACAGCGCCAGCCCAGTTATTAGTGTATGTGCCTACTACGTCAATCAGTTGTGCACCATCTAACCATAATCCAAAATCATTTCCGCTGCGCTGTAGGTATAAGTGATGCCAGCCAACGTCCTTGTGTGTATCGCCAGGTACAGTAGTGATGTAGTCAATTAAGGTTCCAGCTGTTCCATCTGTTGAGATTGTCCAAGCAATGCCGCCTGACCCTGTAAGAATTCGTAATTGAAACGCACGGTTGTCGTTGGACGGGTTGTAACGGTTGAAAAGTGTCTCGTATGAAATGCCGCCTGCGCCGCGGCGATAATACCAAAGTGATATTGTAAAATCACCACTTATGTCCCAATAGGATGCGTTTGGGAATCTTAAATTTGCTGTTGTACCAGCATTAGAATCAATCTCGTAAGATGTAGGTCCAAATTTTGCCTGCGCGTTAGATAGTCTTGTGTCGTCTGGCTTTACAAACGATCCGACTGCCAAATTAGGGCTTTTCTCTGTGTATACTGTGGCGCCGTTTCCACCATCCATATCAGCATAAAAGACAGTATCAGCTGAAGAAAAATCTCTCCATAATGGCTCTGTTGCTGGCGGTATTATTATACCACCGCCAGACATAGCTATACGTTGTAAATAGACACCCATTATGCAATTGCTCCGATTCCGTGTTTATACATTATATATTACTAATTGTGCCCATATCGCCACTGATTACCCACGCATCTGTTGCGCGTTTATACATTGAAACAACGTTATATTGCACGGAGAGAATGGCGCCCGCGCCCGTAGCGATTCCATTTAGTGTACCGCCGACCGGCGCCGTAATTACTGCAGGGTTGGATGCGTCGATTAAGGTAAAGTTAATAACTGTGCCAATAGGAAATGGTACGGTTGCATTGAGTGGAATTGTTACTATTATGCCGCCGCCACTTGTATCAATTTCTAAAATATCCGAAGCGTCGGTAAGAGCTAAAGTTCTGCTTGTTGAAATGGTTGTAATTGCAGGAATGGCAGCATCAACTGTTAATGTGTTTGCACCATCGTCATATGCTAGTGTAATACCGTCGCCTGCAACTAGTAATCCGTTAACACGATCATCTACTCTCTCATCTGTATAATAAAGGTTAGTGCCTTCACTTAGATCAGTAGTTGACTTAGCAGTCAATGCCGTATCAAATCTGCCTTGTGTATAATAAAGGTTAGTGCCTTCAGCTAGGTCGGTTGTTGTACTGTTAGACAAATCTGCAACCGGATTGCTTGCTGTTAAGTCAGCTAAGACACGATTAACGTTTTTAACAACATCGCCTAAGCGTGTTGTAACTGTGCCGTCAGCTTCACCGGCGTTTGGTGCATCAACTGCATCATTTACAATTTTACCGATTACTGTTGCATCTTCTTCTAGTTGTGCAACTGTAATTTCAAGTTGATTTAGATCTACTGCCATTTCTTGTTCCTATGGGTTTCAAGTATTTATGGACCATCAGTCCTTAGTATTATCTGCTTTGTAGGCGGTGCCGTCAGCCGTTACACCGTAGTAATCACTATCAGATGTAGTAACGGAATCATGTGGTACCGCTGCGGTACGTGTAGTTGTTCCACTAGGCAATTCAGTGTCTGCTGATAGCCACGGATAATTTTCTATCCAAAATTCCTCAATTAACTGTTCAAGTTCGCCTTGGAAATTCTCAATTGCTTCAGCTGTTTCTTGGAATATCAACCATTGTGCATACAAAATCTCTCCATATGGATCGATTGTACCAAATGCCTCGCCACGTATAGTAATACCATTTGGATCCAGGTTACCTGCCTCCAATAGTCCATCACCTAGTTCATTCCAGGCTGGTGCAAGATTATCTGTTGCACCAGTTGTAGTAGTTCCATAATCACTTAGGGTTGTATTTTCTACTAGATCTAAGTTAGTTGCATCTTCAACAATATCAGCATAGCTGTGACCACGTGCAAATGTGCCTTGTGTACCACGAGTAATACCCACTAGTAATGTAACGCCACCAAAGCCAACATCAAATCCACTAGTAAATCCGCTACCAATTCCACTTGCGTCTGTGAATGATGTACTTGTGTATTCAATACGTTCACTATTAATCCAAATTGCGCCAGATGTTTCTGGAATCGTATTGGTTCCAATATTAAGAATTGGGATGATCAAATCATCAGGACCAATATCAATTCCTAATAGTACCTTGTGCTCATTAACAATCTGACTTGAATAGTTAAGCCCATCACTACCAACAGTTAGTCGGAAGCTACGAGTATTTGTTTCGTCAATTGCTTCATTTACAGGGTTAGTTTGTACTCTAACCTCTATTGTGTCTAATGGTGACGTATTAATTTCATCATCAGCAACCTTACGCACAATTCCATCACGTAGCTTGCTACGGAATGGCTTAACAACATCGACAAAGTCAAAGAATTCATCAGCATTTTCTGTGAAATATTTGTTGTATTGCTTTTCTAGTGTATCTTCTACAATCAACTTGAAATAACTGCTCTTAAAGATCCAGTCTGGCTCGCGTTGTTCATGCAGCACATGCTTAACCATGTCAAACCACAAGTCTGCATAAAAGCTGCGGCGCTCTTCAACCCAAATTCTATTATAGAAGCTGTCAAAGATTTCCACCATAACTGCACTGGAGCTCTTGTCCCATTCATAAGTGTCCCATCCTACAATATCCCATCCTGTTGCAGCTGATTCGTTATTCCAAAGTAAGTTATTAAACTTAATTGTTGCTTTTTCTTTGTAAACTATGGACCATTCACCAGCACTGTATACCCATACACTGCGGCGTGATCTACCATCTGGGTCAATACTGCGCTCAACTTGTGCTAATTCACCTTCACTTGGAGTCAATGCTGATAAATCATTTACAAATTCAACAAAATAATCACCAGTGCCGTTTTCATATAATGTTCCTTCAAGGTTCCAATCTACAAAATTCCAATACTGAGTAATGTCATATTCAAGATCACCTACAAAGAATGAACGCTCAAATTCTTCGCGCCAAGGTATATCACTATCTACCAAGTTGATACTTGTGAGTTGATCATTAAGCTTGTCTACAGCTACCTTACGAGATTTTTCAAGGTCCTGGAACCAAATCTGGTGTGGTCGTGTTTCAATACCATAGCGCACGCTCGGATGTAAATTTCTGTCTGGAATTGTCTGCGGTGTGTTAATCTTTACAGTATCAACACCTGTATAAAGACCATCAGGATTATTTTCATTAAATTCGAGTACTGACCAATAGTCTTGGTCTGTATCGCCATCAGGATTAATATTAGTAGACTCAGTGTGGCTACGGTAATATTTTCCAAGTGCACTCAAAACTATACTTTCAGGACTGTAAGTAGTAACACTGTCCCAATCAGTATAATCTAGAGTTGTAGTGTCTTGTGTAAATCCTGCTAGGCTATCTCGCAAGCTAATGTGCAACCATTCTGGAATTACAAGTGCTGGGTCATTTTCTGCCAGCAATGCAAATTCCTGGTGATAATCGCTTGCATTAGCATCATAGTTAACTTGCATAACCAAGTCATCAAATCCATTTGACTTGCTCAAGCTGCTAACCAATAGTGTATTTTCACTTGTTGCTGCAAGCCAGTCAACTGCCTGTGTCGTTGGATCTATAATAATGTCAGCTATCTGCAGAACACTGTATTGACGTTCCAGGGTTGGTGTAGTTGTTTTGTTCTTTACCCAGAAGTAATAGTATGTTTCAATTTGATTGGTATTACGATTGACTTCCATCTCTTCGCACCAATTGTACTGTACATCACCAAATTGATCCTCAATTTGGTAAGGCTGTCCTGTCAACTCTACACCATCAATAATTGTACCTGCCTGTACGGCTGTGAGATAATCATCAGGTGTTTCTGAGCTCTTTGTCCATTCATAAACATCAATTGTTGCTGTTGGGAATAGTTGGCCCCATTGCTCTTGACGATATTCTGTTGAGCTTTGATCATAATTAAGGTAAATTGCATTGCTCAAATCCCACCAAGTTGTACCAACTTGACGGTTGCCCCATGCGTTTTCAGGACGAATCTCAAGTTCTGGATCGGTTGAGTCAGTGTAATAAGCAAAGTCTACATCGCTACGCAGATCAAGTTCAGCCGCCGCAATACCTGGAATAATTCCTTTGAGCGGGTCATAAATTTCAAAACGCACAACTGTCTCACCAGTTGAATTACTATAAAGCACACCATTCTTAATTGTGCTGTTATTAGTCTTACCTGTTTCGTTACGAACTAGAACTAGTCCGGCGCCGCCAGTTGTACGTTGCACTTGATAAACTGCACCGTAGCCAAGACCGTTATTGCCACCATCAAATACTTCATCCACATAAACGTAAGTTCCGCTGCGCAGTCCTAGTCCGTCCTGAATATAATCTGTATCTGACATTGCTGCTTCTGCAACCGTGCTGCTTGGGAATCGGACAGAACGCATTGGGAATACTTTTCCAGTAAATCCTTTTTGTTCAATATAACGATCAACGTAGAAGCCTGTATCGCTTTGGAGGGTAGTTACCTGATAAATTCCGTCCAAGCTTGGTACACTTGTTGTGTTCACTAGTAAAACATAGTCACCAACAGCGAGTGTATGTGCTGTATCACATTGGATAAGCGCATCATCACCATTTTCAGATCCAGCACAAACTTCAAGTATACCAATTTGTAAATCCATAGTCTGTAATACATCATAACGGTTGGTTGTACTTACAGACCCTATTGTGTTACTTCCAATATTGTCAATTGTCCAAACGTTAAAGTTAGCTGGGTCCTGTACAACGTCCCATTCATCAGCATTAAATACATTGCTAACACTGTCAGTCTGACTCTCGTATGTTTGCGCAATAATGCCTAATTCAGTATTAGATGTTCCATCACCAATTATAAGCTGATCACCTGCATAACTCAATAGTAATGCACCCTCAACTTGACTTGCAACCAGATCAGTAATACTAGCATCGTTAATCTGCGTCACAACATCACCAATTGCTAAGTCTACCAGAACAGGTACAGTATTAGCAGTTGCATTGTAAGTTCCTTGGTTAATTCCAAAGTCATTGTTTGCTGAACCAGTACCAACTACCAACTGTTCGTTTGTACTTACAATACGTAGTTGATTGCTAGCAATTTGTGCGGTGACACCTGTTATTGAAAAGTTATTGATAGCAATAACAGCTTCGCTTAAAGTAAGAGGAACTGATATTGTTGATGTTGTGCCTTGTGTTTGCACATCAGTTACACCAGTAAATCCTAGATCTGTGTCATTTTCAACACCTAAACGATAACCAACAGCATTGTTTGTGCGGGTAAGTGTAATAATATTACCTGCTGGGCTTACCGTAATATCACCAGGAGCGCCGGCTAGAGTTAATGCTGCGGCAATCTTGTTAGCAATTGCAGTTATGTCATCCAATACATAATTTATAGGATTAGTTACTGTAATTAGTTGACCTGCACTAAAGGTACTACCGATAATTGTTATAAATGTTCGGTAATCCTGTAAGTTTTGGTTATTGTCTGATACCGTATTATTATAGTCTAGAAGATCATTTGCTGCGTCACGGGCGGTATTCCAAGTTCCAGCACTGTTAAGAGATCCTGACGTCATTGACGCAATGTCTTCACTATGTGCACCACCAATATCTGCAATCAGATCCAGATCCAATTGCATTAAGGCTTCAGCTTCTGACTGCCAAGTTGGAACTCCAGCAGCTAGGATCTGCGTGCCCCAATATTCTGGGTTAAGGAATCGATCAGGTGCGATTCCTGGTACTTCATCATAATATTCTAGCATACGAGTTTGCCATGCCGTGGTAGTATTGCCTGCTGCAATATATGCCGCACGTAATGCGTCGAGTGCTACAATACGTGCGTTTGTTTCTGTAAGGCTGACTGTTGCGCCGCCTGCTGTTGTAATAGCATCACCAAGTGCATTGTTCCAAATCGTCTGCATTGTGAGTTCTGGATTTAGCTCGTTAAACGTCACTGTAACAGTTGTCATTAGTGTAGGTGACGCTGAGTTAGCATAATAGATTTCCAATGTACGGCTGGCGCTGTTAAGTATGTCAGGACCTGTTACCCCACCTTCAAGAACAATATCACTATATGTTGTAGTAGTTTCATCTTTAATAAAGTTAACGTTAATACCGTCAAGAACTAGTGTATCACCACTTGGTACTGTTGGGTTTACTACTGTACCTTGTAGTTGTATATTATCGTATGTAATACTGCTGCCGTCTTTGCTAAAATTAACCGTTGTTCCGTTAGCAATAAATGTTAAGCCGCTAGCAACCTGTGGGAATATCTGAGTACCACGTACTACAATATCACCTTGTACGTCAGTTAGTCCTGTTGCATCAATAGCGAGGCGATAAACTTTTCCATATAGACGAGCCAATTCACCTTGTACATATGCAGTGGTTGAACTCCAATTTGGTACAAGTGCATAGGGCGCTGTTGGATCATAAATGTCGCCAATATCATCAATACTTCCTAAGAAATAATCAACTTCATCAACAATTGGCAAGCCAGCGTCACGAGTAAAGTCCTGATACTGCTCTAGATTTTGAATGCTTGTGTTGTCCAATGGCAACACATCATAAATGCTGAAGGGTGAATCATATGTTCCTGAAATTGAATTTGCTGCGCCTTTATGTAAGTCAATGATTAGGTCTTCACTCTTATCACTTACAAACTGCTCGCTGAAACGGAAGTGCTGTGGATCTGTCTTAATTTGGTTAGGATCAATTGCAAACTGAAGTGGTCTGCTTTCGCTAACATCACCATACTCACCTAAACGTACTAGCCATTCTTCATATAGTTCATGCTCAAATTCGCTGCCAAAGATATTCTTGTTACGAGTCATTGCTGCAATTGCTGATTCGGTTCCTTGGTATTTGCGCTTACCTTTTTCAAAACGGTATGCAGTTTTATCACCAATAAACAGGTTGGTCATATATGTTGGTTTGCTGTATCCTGCATTAAAGCCAATTGTTTGGCGTGTCAGGCGTTCTAGTGCTTTACTTTCTGCCGACACCCATTCTGTTTCTAATTCATGAACACTGTTTTCCATGTTAAGGATAAGTCCAGTGTCTTGTACCATGTAACCAGGCGCTTCAACTCGACCATTCCAATTACGGGTGCGCTCACCTATAAGTCGTACACGGTTTTGGCCCAATCCAAGTTCTGGTTGGTAAATTGGATCATTGAATGTAGTCACGTTGTCAAATGCAACAATGTGTTCAAATTCAACAACTCTTACTCCCACGCCGTATATACGGTCGTCGCCACCCTTCATACTAATTTCTGTCATTTCGTTATCACGCAAAACTAAGAGCTCATTGCGTCGAATATTCTTAAATTCTGAGTCCAATACGTTGCTAACACCATCATAGTTTATATCGATTTGCTGTACAACGCCTCGGCTACCCTGGTTATAAAATAAGCTGCCATCTATACCGTTAACGTAGTGTGGTTCAGTCTCAACACTGTCTAGCGCCCAGATAATAGCGAGTCGGGCTTCCTCCTCCCAACGGCTGTAGTTATCAAATCCTAGGCTTTCATAATATTTGCCAAGTCCTAATAGGAATTGGTACAATTCTTGGCGCTTGAGTAAGCGTGTACCATATGGAATACGAGTTGGATTATTATGCCACTTGAGATATTTGACTACCTCAGTGCCACCAATTTCTACACCAACTTGTGTACCAGCAGTGCTTGGAGGTAGGAAGTTGAAGAACGTACTGTCTAGATCATATCCATCAACCTGATATCCGCTGCCCTCAATCTTTGTAATTTTAACACCACTGTAAAATGCTGTCTTGATTGGTGCATTACGATCAATTTTAATATCATAGCTTGATTCTGGAATACGAATAAGTCCACTTTCATAGTCACCATCAATTTCAATATTCAAGATACGCTTGTCAGTATATCCACCAACATGCAATGTATAGTTAATTTCAAGTCCATCTAGACGCTCGCTGAGCGCGTTAGTTGTGCTTTCTTGTGTGCGATATTCTTCTGACGGTAATGTATTAAATCCCAAGTGTGTTACAATGAAATTGAAATCCAATACGTATTCTAACTCTACACCAGTAGAAGCAATTGGTCCAGTCAATTCAACAACAGGATCATTGTCAAATCCACGTCCTGGATCAGTAATTGCAACGCCAACTGCTTGACCAGCATTTGTATACGCTACGGCTGCCGCAGTGCGGTAACAAACCAAATCATTAGTTTTAAATTCTAGGTCCAGGTATGTGTAACCAGTGCCAGGTGTGACAACGGAAATCTTACCAATGATTCCATCTTCAATAAGTTGGTTATGTAGTTCATTGATGTGCAAACGCTGACATGTATCTGGGTCAACCCATTGCTCTTGTGTGACATTGGTATTGACATTCCATTGATCAAGCTTCCAAAATATTTCGTGTAGACGATATGGTTTTAGCTGTAGATATACTTCAGCAAGTGCAAATAGGTATTCACTACTCTTGCGCCATCTATTTTCAGTCTCACTCCAATCACCAAACACAAAATCTTGCGCTGCCGCCACGGCGGTTGGTGTAGCAACTACATTAGCTGTTACTGGTCCTATTAGGGTAGCATTTCCATCAGAACTTACTAGTGTGTCATTGGCCCAATCATAATTTGGTCTTGCGTAACGGATGTCTGAATAGCTAGGCGTCAATGCATTGCCTGTGATTCCATAAAGCAATGCATCCTCAAGTGCGGTGCGCAGTGCGCCAGCCGTCCAGCTATATGTTGCATCCCACCATGTCGGCTTGATGTGATGACCTAACATTTCCCAAGGATGGGTATGTGGTCGATCAGTTCCAAACTCATAAGTGTATAGGCTGCGCCAGCTGCCAAGTTCTGGACCAACTGTGTTGTAATTCCATGTAAACTCGTCACCAGCGTTATAGTCTACTTGATCAATTTCAGTTATACCATTGCGAACAGCGTAACGGTTGTACCAATCGTCAAGTCGTGCATTCATATCTGCTACACTATAGCTAAATTCACCTACTGGGTTTGGATAGAAGCTAATCATATCTTGACCCATTTTGTCGTCTACAAAATGTTCAGGGACAAGGTTATTAATAATACGTAGCTCAAAGTCCCAAAGTGCTGCGGCAACTGGATCAAAATCTACGCTAGTTAAATCATATACATTAGTATTAGTCAATGTATATCTGCTACCATCATGACCAATTAATTCACCATCAACAATTTCAATTTGGGTTGGTTTAAAGAATCCTAATTTTACTGCACTGAATGGAACATGACTGTGTTGTGTATAATCATACCAGCGAATCGTTAATATTGCGCCGGAGGTTCCAGAGTCATTAGTACCGATTTCAAGAACGACATTGTCTGGGCCGTTCACAACGTTGTCTAATGCGTTTACAATGTTAGTGCTAACGACAGCGGTTGCTAGTTCAAGGTTTGGTCCTTCGATAGTGTAGTCAACACCTAAGGTCAGAGGGCGTTCAACTACTGCGCCAACTTCTGCTACTGTTTCTGTCAGGTAAGCCTGGATGTGGTTTTGTGTATCGCCGTAACGGTTAATTAGTTCTGGCAATGCAAAAGTAGTTGTGCTATCGCCAATAATATATGTGGTGCTGCGGGCTTGCTTATAATAAAGCATGTCACTATGTGAATATTTGAACGACTCATTTTTACCAATATTGATATCACTGAGTGCGCGGTCTACTAGCTCGCGGGTGGTGTTCCAGGACTCTGTCTGCCACAACTGAGAAACCTTGCTACGGAAAGATTTCTTAAAATCAACATAGTCACGGCTAAACGACTTGAGTGCGCGGATTGGGTTAATATCTTCTTGATCAAGTAGATATTGAATATGTTTGGTCCTGAAAATTTGTTGACGAATCAATCCATCGTATGTGTGCTTGCGAAATGTTTTGTGATAATTGTTGGTACCACTAACTTTTCCTTCAAGTCCAGGCATTGCCCCGACCTGTAATATAAAGTGGTTAATTAGATCATCATATCCAGCCCCATTGAATGGGTTGTTGTCGTTATTGTAAAAATGTACAGGTGCAACATCATAAACTACATCCGTAAGATCTGAGTCAGGAATGTAACGCAATTCAATAACGTCATTTTCTACTGTGGTGGCTGTAACTGTGAGTGTTGTGCCGCTGTATGTAAAGTCAACATCTTCAACCAATCTTTGACCATTTTTTGTTAGCCCGTAACGGTTTTGATTGCTATTGCTAAGGAAGATTTCACCGTAAACATTAGTCTCATCTGACTTGCGATATAGGACTTTATCATACACGTATGCGCTAGCAACACTAAATGTCTTTAGGGTATCTGTTCCACTGTAAGTGATGTTACCATCTGCATTACCAAACGGGTCAGTCATTTCCAACTTACTAGCATCTACAGAGATTAAATCATTTATTGTATAGTTTGTGTCATATTTCCAAATAAAGTCTGGGTTAGCATATCCAATTGTATTGCGGTCAATATAACTGTGTGAATGCCAACGGAATTTATTATTTTCAAGAGCAACAGTATATTCAGTTGATCTCCCAACTGCACTAGTGCCCAACTCAAATTCCACAGTGCTAACACCGTCAGCAATCTGAGTTTGGATAACAGGGACACGTTGTCCTTCTTGAATGTTACTCCAGCCGTTTAGGTATTCATCCTCTATCCAATTATGATAAAAGTAATAGCCTACAATTTCTTCTTGTGTATCAACTGTAACGTTCTGGTTATAACGTTGATTACTCAGTGTCCAAGAGAATTTAAAATTGTTAAACGAACCTTGATCAGTAAATGTTGGTGAAAATCCTAATTCACGATCAAATTGTGCGCCAGGTGTAACTTCATATCCAAATACTAAATCACCTAAGAAATCATTATTATCAAAAGCTTCAAGATCTACTAGATCCTGGTCATATAGTTTAAACAGCGGAGCATCTCCACGATTCTCTTTGTTTTGTGCTACAGACCATTCGCCATTCTTAAAGCAAAAAATTGTGCCTTTTTCTGTTCCCTTACCTACAATAATGTATTCATCTTCATTATAGCTGCTATATGCTGAAAGCGTAATGTTTGTGCCAACACCGCTTACTATGAATGCGTCCTCATAAAATGTTCCCTGTACACCAAGATTATATGCCAGGCTGAAGCTAGAGCTATATGATCCGCCTACGGCAGCACCAGCGTCAAAATCGTCATTAAAGTCACCATTAAAGTCAACAAGTTCAATTCCGCCAATTTCTTCTTTTGCAACAAGAATAATATCACCATTTTGAACAGCGTTTTCACTGTCAATAAGAAAGTCTGGACGACCACTTATCATGTCGGTAACTTGATTCAAGTCAATAACATAATCTAATGTTTCAACATAAGTTTTACATGTATTGTAAAGCTCTAAGTTAGCATGGAATTCGACGATTGGTCGGTCTGCTCGTGTCCGTGTGTTAAGGTAAGCTTCTAAAGTAAGTTCATTATACTCTGTCGCTGCACGAAGTGCATAAATGCTGAACCACTTATTTGTTCTTGCCCAAGGGTTTTTATCTTGTGCCCAACGTTCCATAACAATATAACTTTTGTTAAGTGCAAGATCTTCTCGGCTCGCGTTGGTAGCTAGGTCATAATCGTCATAATCAGCTGTGCCATCCCAAGGGGTGGCGTCATAATCAACAGTGTCCCAACCTTCACGTGGTTCAACACGGTAGAGGCTAGTTTCTGGAAACAAGATGTTTCCACTCGCGTCTTCAATTTCAACTAGCTTAATGCCGCCGCGTCCACCAACATTCTCAACATAGTAAATAGAATCAACGTTATAGTCACCACTTGTACTAGATACATATAGACCAGTAAATTTAACGCGAATACCATTAACAAATTCTACTGTTTTATAGTTACCCAAGTCAGGTGTTGTATATTGGCTTTGCGCAACGATATCATCAATATCAATTGGATCAGTAATTGTTGCCTCAATTTCAATTAGGGGAATTTCACCTTCTAACCAGTAATAGTTGCGGTAATTGATAAACATATCTGCATTGATAGGAAGATCTAATACATAACCAGGCTCACTGAATATACGATCATGATTGTCTAGATCTGCACCAAGGCTTTCAATACGGTCCAACCAGTTAATATAAGAAGTTGTTTGTTCAACATCCCCACCAAGACGGCTAACAACGCCAGGCTGGAATTGGTAGTTAATGCGGTTAGCTGATATTTCAGGTTGAAATAATTCATTATCTGGGTTATAGTTACGTCCTGCCAAACGACCCCAATAAGCATCAATAGTTTGCGTTGAACCGCTGCTAAGAAGCTGATTAACAGTCGCACCAAAGAACCGCTGTAGTGATTCAGTACGGTTAATACTTGGTAGAAATTCACTATAATCTTGGAAGCTTTGATCTAAATTAACCTCGGAGGTTGTTGTGAAATTCTTTACGTCTGTTGGGTTGGCAGTGTAGTCTATAGCCATTTAATTACCTTACAATGAGTTTAATGAGTCGACAATGTCGATATCTTGTAGTGTTACGTCTGGGATGAACAATTCGTTGCTCTCTGGTGATATTTGAAATAAATCACCAAATACGCTGCTAGTTTGAATAGGTGTGATTACAACGCTGCTAATAATACCTGGCATTTCTTGGTGAATGTATGCGCTCAACTCTGTAAAGTAGAACGTTTCACCGAAGTCCCAGTTATCAATATTGAAGAATTCATTAATTGCAATCAGTACACGTGATTTAATCTCATTATTTGTTAACGTTGTGCCTGTTACTTTCACAATTTTAAACCTACCCTGTACCTCTATGTCTGCTAATTCACCAAACAAAATCTTATATTCTGCTGGACGATATACCACACTGTCGCTGATTGCTTTCTTAGTTTCAATACTAGCAAACTGTTGGCCTAATTCAACCTCAGTAGGCGGAGACGGCTTTGTTGCTAGATTGCGCGTTCCTGCAATCCACTCTCGATATTTAGTATCATAATTCTGGTTAAGAACGAAGATGTCAATAATATTTGACAAACTAGGATCGATTCGATATTTTGATGTTGATACGCGGCGCCATACAAAACTAAGGGCTTCACGTCCATTAACTTCCGTTCCAGTATCGCTGCGCACTGTGTAAGTAAAACCATCTTCAGTGACAGTGTTGAGATTGATACTATCGCTTCCTACCAGTGTAGAAAACGCTAGTGGGTTGTCTGGATAATTGTCATTATCAATATCAGCTAAGGTAACAATAACTTTTCGGTCATCTGTATAGCCGTCAGGCTCAGTATAGTAACGAAAGGTAAAGAATGGCAATGTTTCTTCAATTGGGTAAACACTTCCACCAGGGCGAGTATTTACTTTATTGATCAATATACGATCACGCTCTGGTTTGTTTGTATCTAAGTTGAAACGACGTGCGCCATTCTGATTATAAAAGCGGATTCGTTCATCACTACCAAATACATAACGTGTTCGGCGTGATATAAATCCCCAGGAACTTGCAGAATAATCTGCACGTATGATCCAGCTGTTATCTGTATTACTGTTACTTGCGTTGCCTGCATTATCTAGGCTGAAATTATCAGGACTATTATCAGTAGCTGGAGAAAGATCACCTGCCTTAATAATAAACCACTGTCCTAGTTCACTGTCAAATCGTAATCCAAAAGTATTAAGTGAAACTAATTCATCAATAATTGCTTCTCTTTCTTCTGAACTAAAAACAGTATGATAAGCTGGGAATATGCGACTGACACGGGCAGTGTTAGGGATAGCCTTGTTGAGAATAACTGCACCCTGCCCACGTGAGGTAAGTCCTGTAGGGTTACCATTGCTGTCATTAACACCTTGGCCATCATTTGAAATGTCTACAATACGGGCCCAGCCACGTGATGCGCTAGTTGCTGTTGCTTCAACTTCTGCGCCGCTTCCGCTTCCGCCAGTAATTTCTACAACGACAGGATTTTGATATCCTGTACCGCCATTTGTTAGTGTTACTGTACCTAATTGTCCGGCAGTGATGGTAGCAGTTGCCGCCGCCCCTGTGCCTGTACCTTTAATAGTTACAGTAGGTGCGCTAGTAAATCCAGTTCCTGCGTTAACAATATTTAATGTGGAGCCTATTACTCCAAGTGTACCTGCATTGTATGGTGACTCTACAAACTCAACAATTGAGCCAGGGCGGGCAAGGTTCAGCTCATTAATTGCTGATGATCCAACTTTTTGTATTGTACCGTTACGTGTGATATATCCTGTTGATCCGCGGTAACCGCTTGTAATTTGCTGCCACTCATAGCTGCTACTGTTAACACTAAAGTCAACATCAGTTTCATTATATTTGTCGTAGAACAGATTAATAATCTCAGGATTTTCAATAAGGTCTGCTAAAAACCGTTCAAATATCTGTTCACTTGTGAGTGTAGAAGGTAAGTCTAAGCTGCTACGGTATGTGATTCCATCAGTATAAATGTAGCCATCATCACTCACAATGTCTACATTTTGATATGTGCCTGTTGGATCGCGCGGCTTAATAAAGCGGCTGTGTCCTGTGTATGTACGGTTGATTGCTTTAATTTTCTTAACATTCTCGCTCACTGTAAGAGGATATACGCTGTAATCGCTAGCAGTAATCATACGATCTTGTGTAGCAAATACTCGCCCAGCATTGTTTTTAATGCTAGTAACACTTTCTTGGCTCGCAGCATTATTAACTGGCTCTTGTAATTCACAAGTAAAGGTGACACGATAAACGTTACCATCCTTTGCGTTGTAGTTATAGCCAAAGGTTGCACTACCAATATCTTCAGGGTCCAATGTATAAGTCTGGTTTACACCATTTCTATACCAAATACGAATAATTCCACGTGGGATTTCGCTAAACACACCATCACCAAATTGTACATTGATGTTGTCGTTCTCTACTGTCTTTACTGTATAAAGTTTGCGATTGTCCTGACGAATATTATTGAATACTGTATTAGCACCAAAGCCTGCATCAACTTTAGTCCAGGAGTCTTGTAATTCACCAGCACTATTAATTGCCTGCACCCAAATGTCGCTATTGTTAATATTTGTTGATTGCACATCTACTATTAGATTACTAACCGCTTTGTCAGCGTTAATATCTGTAAATTGTAAGGTGCCCTGCTTAAATCCAACAAAGAAGCCTGTACTGTTGCTACCTAAGCCTTGTCCGTCATTCTTATAAACGAGGTCAAAGCTACTATTTGGATCTGGCTCTGTTTCTTGTAGTGTGTTCTTGGCTGTGTTTACTTCTAAGCTGTGGATTTCAAAAGCCTGGCGGGTACCATTAACTTCACCATTTATATTGTATGTTACATTTCTGTTGTCAACTACTTTAGTTGAGTAAATATCATTCTTGACATTTCCGATTCGTGTGCTATTAGTAGGACGACCAAACTTATTGGTGTCACTCAAAACTTCATTCATAATTAACAAAAAGTTTTGGAAGTTATCTTCAAAATCAACTGCGGTATTTTTGAGGTTGTTGCCGTTTATATCAAAAACATTTTGTGTTGTGCGGATGCCTGTCACTTTAAGTTGGCCACGTGCAGGCTGATGTCTTGACGGCGTATATCCTAAAAAGTCAGCAATACGTAGAACACTACTGCGCCGCTCTGCAGTGCTAAGGAAGTTTTCACGTCCTGCTTGGTCAATTCGAAATGCTAAACTGTGAGCAAGAAACGAAAGTGTCTCGATTAGAGCAACAAATTCACTACTTTGAATCCAGTCATTAAAATTTTCTGGATATTGCTGTTGGATATAATCTACCAGCGCACCTCTAATTGTGTCATAGTCGTATGCTTGAAAATTTGCCTGCTTGAAGCTATCATAAACGATGCGATAATCTTCCGCCGCAAATAAATTTCTCTGTCTTACGCTTTGTGTCATGCTTTAAATCTCTTCTGTTCCCGTGTACTCTAATAGTAGATCTTCTTGGCTCAAATCCGGTATATAACTGAGCTGGACTGTAATTGTAATACTCTGATCGCCAGTTGTGAGCTGATAATCTATTAGGTTCCATCTTGGATCCAAAGAAATGATTCTGCGAACGTCTTCGTCTGCTGCATCAATAACAATTTGATCAAGAGGCTCAAAAACTAGTTCTGGCAGAATACTACCAAACTCTGGTTCGCCCAGGCGCTCTCCGCGCCGCGTGTAAAAATGGTTAAGTAAGTCGCGAACAGCCAGAGCTTTATCTTCTAGCGTCCTTGTGCCTGTTCGTTTACCGTATGTGCTGAAACCTAAAAATGTTGCCATAATAGTATTTATGTTGTAGGAAAGGTGCTTTTTTGGTTGACAAGCAAGGCGTTTTGCTGTAGATTGATATTGTAAGCAAAGGAGATATGACATGCTAGATTTTGTAAAGTTTTTCGAAAAAGATATCGTAAGCGGCAAAGCCAAAAATGTTGGAGACAAATTTGTTGCGTTTTTCATGATTGGTAACATGGAATTTGAAGTTATTGAAGTTCACAATGATTGCTTTATTGGAAAGGCTATATAAATGACACTTGTAATTCAAGCAAACCCCGCAGTAGACTATATCCAAGGCGATGGTGTTTACAAGTCAGGTGACACCATGGCGATGCCATTTGAATCTAAGCGTTACGGTACAATGTACCATCGTTTCCAAGTTGGCACAATTGCAGGACATGCCGAACAAGACGGTAAAGATGTTGATCAGGCTGTACAGGAATGTAACCAGAAAATGATTGACTTCCCATATATGGGTCACAAGCTGGCTTGGGCGTTTGGATTGGCGGTCACACTTACATCCGAGCCACGTGAAAAGCTAGTTATCAAGGCGCAAAGCTGGGACGACATCATTGAGTTGGATGGGAAGCGTTATTCCCTTAGCAAAGCAGCAAACCAAAACGTGGCCCTTACAGAGATTTAATATAGCTAAGTTAGCTAAGTGGTGGCCTGTGCCACCACTCTACGCTGTCTGACATCACTCATGCCTGGCAAAAATGAGCCTAGCTGACGATAGTATACAAATTCTGTCTGTTTCTTAATGAAGTCATCCGTTATACCTGAGGTATATAATTTACGCAATCGTTGTATACCTGACACCACCTGCATATCTCTATTTTTGTTGCTAGAATAATCTGCGAGCCGCATAACTCTTGCCTCTTTTTTACGGAGGTTAGGGTTCACATTTCCTCTAGCGATAATGTCAGCAGCTAGTAACCAATTACCATTTTTAACTGCATCTGCTAGGTCGTATGTTCCCTCTTCAGCTTCAACGCGGCGCCAATCACCTGTATCAATATAGAGGCTGAGTAGTGCGTCATATGATGTCTGTGTAATACCATTAATTGGTAGTTGCGCACGAAGCTTCCGCTGTTCATTGCGCAACCAACCTACCCATTCAGCATACGCCTGTGATTCTGTATATCCTTGAACATCATCAACGTCACCAATACCATAACCAATTTCAATTAAACCTGAATCAGGGTTTACAGTTTTGCTGCCATTCCAAGTTTTTTCAGCCAGGATTACATCTATCATTTTTTCACTTACAATCGCAATTCCTTTGTTGATTATGAATTGTACTGCAAATTCATCTTGAATGGTAAATGTTTCCCACTGTATTCTTCTATTGGCG